CCAGTGACTACAGCGCGTTGGCTCTTACGACCGAATACTCCGCTACCGTCCTCGGCACGATTCTCTTGGCTAACCCAGCGATCAGTTTTGTATCCTAGGGTGTTCATATCTTCGTTGTTATAACGAATGTTTAACCCGTCGTTAGCACTTGTGTTAATATATCCGGAAATATACTTTTTAACATTGTTACCGCTGCGACGAGTATTCCAAAGTCTAACGCCCTTTGGATATAGAGCAGGATCTGGAGCGTCAGGATCGACATAATTGCTTGCTAACAATGCTTTGATAGTAGATGGATCTAATGTTGTGCCGTTAGTTGCCCATCGAGCATCGGCAAACACCCACCCGTTTGGAGTTTCTTGATCAGCAACATCTTGAAGAACCCATTTGCTACCAACAGTAATAGAACTATCATAAACGTATACGTCTCTTCCATAACGCTCTGGATTAGCAGTGCTAATCCAAATGTCTCCGGTTACTAGAGCAGTATTATCACTCTGTGTAGTCGGTGCTGTTGCGCTAATGATAGGACCGTCCGGATCTGAATTCGGGAATGCAGTTGAATCCCTATATCCGACCCACTTAGAGCCGTTATGATACATAATGTCTGTATCGTAATTGTTTGCAAACCAAAGAGTGCCGTCGTTAGGTACATTAGTCGGAGCACTAGTTTTAGCTACATAAGTCAGCGGCTTCCAATTGGAAGCTAGATATACGTTACCATCCCCGAAAGAAGCAAAGTCAGTTTCGTCGCCGGTTGGAGCTAACATCAAGTTACTAGCTGACGAAGTAGTAATAGACGGTATACCAATTACATACAGAGGGCCAGTTGGGCTGCTATCACGTAACTCAAAATCTCCGCCCAATGCGTGTGTGACTGTTAATGTTCTAGTTCCGGTGTCGAATCTAGCAGAAATATTAGTTAAATTAGCCTGACTAATTGCTGACGGAATTTGTTCTGCAATAGATAAGCTGTTACTAGCAAGAACTGTAACTGTAGTCACTGTGTTCCATGTGCTTGTACTTGTTGAGCTTGCTACAGTTTCTCTAATATAAAACGTTGTGTTAATACCAGATGTTGAGGTATTTGCTACAAAAGATACAGTAGTCGGACTAGAGGCTGCTCTACGCCAAATTTTGAATGAAGCAGCAGTTTCAGTATCATGATCGTAGCTAGATTCTATGAACACATCTCCTACAGGAATATTTTTCCCACCGCCGACATAGTCTAATTTTTTTAAGGCCTCGCTTGTGCTTCTATAAATCGGCGCAGTCTTTGTACTCCAGGTTTTTGTGCTGCCGTTAAAGTACTTAATACTCCAGTTTGCTCCACCTCCAACTGCTGTAGTCTTAATCCAAACACTACCAGTTAAAGTGTTTCCGTCAAATGAAGGATACTCTGTATGTGGGCTTACAACTACAGATTTTCCATTATCAAAACTGTTAATTACTTCAGTCCAGATATTATCTAAAGTTTTGTACCATAGTTTATTAGTATTATCAGCCGTAACAACTATAGCATAATCGCCGATCTTACCAAAACTAGATTTTGGAGATAAATTTGACGCATCAGTACTTGCGTTTGTGCCGTCGATGAGTAATGGAGTTTTGAGTGTAAATTTAAGAGTAGTAGCATTCCACTCGTTAATGCCGTATAGACTAGCGTCAGTATCTACCCAATATTGCCCTGCGGTAGGATCGCCAGTTGGGGCGCTCGAGGCCGGTGCTATTTGATTTAGATCTAAATCAGCGCGGACTACATATGCTTTAGAGCTTACTCCTAATAAACTATATGCTGCTTGAAGACCATATTCATTACGTTCGTCTCCGTGAACAGAATTACCATTTGTATCAGTAGTAAACTTCGGCGCGCCGAATGTATCTACTAAATCACGTTGACTGGTAATTACCCAAATTTTTCCTGCGTTAGCCGCAGTTGTGCCTTGTGCTGTTGCTGTACCTGCTGCATTACTTTTATCTTGAGCAGTTGCGATAAAAATCATTGGTACAGTTCCCGGAGCTGCCGGAGTATAAAAACTCTCGTCAATAACTTGAACTTGTACGCCTGGTGATCCTAGTGCCATATTAACTCTCCTTGATGGATTACTTTGTTATATTTAGCAGGTACTTGTAAAAGATGGTGTCTATAAATACAGAAAAGGGTACCAAAAAGGGCGCACAATGCGTGATTTATGTAAAAAATGTAGCAAACGGCCAGTAGCAATTAATTACTATAAAGACGGAAAGCCGCATTATAGAACAAAATGTGACCACTGTTCAAAGAACAGAAAAGGTGAAAGGCCCTTATGGGCCTTTCATGGATATAAAAAGAAAACCATATGCGATAGATGCAGTTTTACTAGCAAATATCCCGAGCAGTTCGATGTTTATTATGTCGACGGCAATTTAATGAATAATAGATATACTAATCTAAAAACAGTTTGTGCTAACTGTCAACGTATTTTACATAAACTTAATTTACCTTGGAAACAAGGAGACTTAAGACCTGATTTTTAAGCTAGATCTAAGGCAAGTTTTACTTCGATAGGAAGATCTGCAATTAACACCTTTCTAATCTGTCTAAATAGGTCATCGATGGTAGTATCATTATAGATAATGTGGTCAAAATCTTGACCGACCCAGCTGTATTCACTCGCATGAACGCCAAGTCTTGCTAAATGTTCTTTACCTAGCGACCAGCCGATGCGTGTAGGACCCGCGTTAAAATCTTCGGCGTATTTAAACCACGCAGGATCTTCTCCTCGTTTAATGCGGAGTACAACGCCGCCGGCATTTTTAATTGCTTTAATTTCGTTAGGAAAACGTACATCGCTAATAACAATATTATCACGAGTTTTACGCATTTTATTTTCTAGGCTAGCGATCCAAATATCATCATGAAAATGATTTCGACAAACATCAGTACCCCAATGCTGTAAAATCCAACGAGGAGTGAGGTGAGGGATTCCTACGCGATTTGCCCACCATTCATCCACTTGCTCTCGCCATTCTCGAGCTGCTTGCGTTCTGCCTTCGAGCATAATCCTATCCCAACCGAACACAGCCGACACAGCATCTTTGAGTGTGCTAGCAAAACTATCTCGCCTAAAACCGTGTTCATTTACCAAATAATCAGCAGCAGTGTCCTTACCGCTGCCTATCAACCCAGAAAATCCGACAATCATAATAACCTCTTTAAATTTACTATAATTTATAGTAAAAAACAATTGAGGTCAACACTTTTATCAGCCGATCACAAAATACAAAGGTGATCCGCCTTCTTTGTAGTTGATCAAATCTTGTTCTAGAGTTTCAATTTCTGCTTTACCTTCGCTTTTAAGAGCTGTTCCATTTAGAGTAGTACCGCCCTGTGGACTAGCGATTTGAGCGAACTTTTCTCGAGCTTCTCCTAACATAATTTTACAGGTCGCTAACGCATAATCACGAAGCCATGAGCCAGCAAATGTATCTTGTAAAAGGGTAAAATCAGGTCGGTGATTATCAACCCATATTAAAACTTCTTCTTCAGTTCTTGGACGCTGATCAATGGTTAATAGTTTAGTAGTACGATTCCACTGAAAGTTAATTTCACTACCGAACATTTTACCTACTAGTTTTTGATAGCTAGCAAATGCATAATAGGTAGCGAGCCCGCCCATGTTAGTGCTTGTTAACAAGTACGTGTTGCTATAGGCCAAATTGAACGGTTCAAATAAACTGCCGCCGTCTCCGCCCCCGGTTCGACTACCGATACTTCTTCGATAAATCCTGCGAACGTTTTCAATCTCTGGTGCTAGAACATAATCGTTTTGATCTGTTTGTAGTGTTAAAAAAGCATAGCTCTGCTCTACACTATTGCTGCTGCGCTGTCTAAATTTTCTTAAGGCGCGATCAATAGCAGTATTATAATGGACGGGATCTAGCTCTACATCCACAAGACCGTCGCCTAACATTAGTCTAACGTAGTCTATTACTTGTTGTCTTTGATTCTCAGAGTCGGTCATAAGTATTCTCCTTTAATATTTATTGTAAACTTGTTTATTATACAAGCATAAATTTAGGTAAATATCATATATTGCACACTTAGGAGAACTAAAATTCCTCGTCTTAGCCTGTACCGCCCAGAAAAGGGCAATGATTTTCGCTTTTTAGATCGTGTTATTAACGAAGAATTCCAGGTAGGTGGAACAGATTGTTATATTCACAAGTATCTAGGCCCAGGAAATCCCGAAGAAGGGGAAGCAACTGCGACTACACCTAATCAGAACAGTGAAATTCCGGAATTTGGAATCCAGGACTTGCTTCTAATGGAGAACAGAGACCGTAGATACGAACCCGATGTGTATGTTATTAGAGGTATTTACAACATGCAGGATTTAGATTTTAACCTAAGTCAGTTCGGTTTGTTTTTACAAAATGATACTGTGCTCATGCACTTTCACTTAAAATCTAGTGTAGACTCTCTAGGTAGAAAAATCATGCCTGGTGATGTAATAGAGTTGCCGCATTTAAAAGACGAATACGCCCTTGATAATAATCTTGCAGCATTAAAACGATTTTATGTCGTCCAAGACGTAACTCGACCTGCTAGCGGATTTAGTCCTACATGGTATCCGCATTTGGTTCGTGCTAAATGTGTGCCGTTGATTGATAGCCAGGAGTTTAAAGAAATTTTCGATGCTGATAGCGGAGCAGGAGACGGCAG